TCGCGTGATGCGGCACCGCCCCAGGTTTGACTGCTGGGGGCTGAAGTTCAGCATCGGCGTGGACGATACTCTGATGAAGGTCGAAGACGCGCAGATGCTGCTGGAGCAGTCCGGCCTGAGCATTGGGATTGGCGACTTCCGCCCGGAGAAGCGTGGCCCGTTCGGCACATTCCGCGTGACGCGCTTTGAGGAGCAGGCAGAGTGAACACCCGAATGCTGCGCCGCGCGCGCGCCCTGTGGGCATCCGGCGACCGCCGGACGGATCGACACAACGCCCGGCAGTGGATCCGCTCGATCCGCTTGCTGGGTGACCGTTGGCTGCTGGCAGTGCCGGCAAGGAGGATCAAATGACCGACAGAAACTGCTGCGACGGCCTGTGCGAACAGGGCCGCTGCTGCCCGTACCGCGAGGCGTCGACCCCGACGCCGGATCTGTGGCCTCGGCTGAAAGCGTCTGCGCTGGTGCAGGCCACAGCGATTGCGACCGTCGCTGTAATGGTTGCGCTGATCGTGGCAGAGGTGGTGGCATGAGCACGCTACGCGAAGCCGCCACCCGCGACGCGCTGGAGCAGCAGGATGAGCCAAAGGGAGGGGGCAATCTGCCACCCCCCCTTGCAGGCAGAGCCGGTGCCGCAGCAGAGCGCGAGAAAGTCGCCCACTGGATGCGCAGCATGGGCTACGCCACCGGCCACGGCGACACTATTGAAGATCTGCTGGACCACCTCGGCACGCAGATTTCGGAAGGCCTGGAGGCTGAGGTGCTGATGGAGCGCGAGGGGAACCGCATGACCCTCCCCGCCGCCGTTGCCCGCTGCCTGGGCACTGATCTGCCAGAGTGCGCAACCTGCCGACGCCGCACCGACCCGCCGCATGAGCGGCAGACATGGACTGGCCCGTGGGAACTCGAGGGCGTTCCGTGCGAAATGAGGATACCAAGTGACCAGAATTGCACCCAATCGGTCAAAAATCGTGGACATGCTGGGGCTGTTGGTCCGCGCACCGCGCACGATAGCCGAGCTATCTGAGTTGACGGGCATGGACCGCACCGCGCTGCACTGGTGGCTGCAACTTATGACAGAGGAGGGCTTGTTGCGCTGCGAAAAAGTCAGCAGGCACCACGTCTACCACTGGAACCATCCAGATGCCTAAGTCATCCAAACCCCGCAAGCAGTACAAGCCCCATGGCATCAACGCCAAAGCCCACGTCGTCGCCATGATGGGCGCCGCCGCCCTGCACATCGACGACCGCACCGTCTGGTCACTGGCGTTGGACTCGGCCATCACCAGCGTAGCGCAGGGCAAAGCCAGTCAGCAGCAGTGGTCGTGCATCTTCGCCGCTGCTGCGCTGCTGGAGGATCTGGTCAAGGCCGGAAAGGCACGCGATCCTGACGACATCGTGCGCCACGCCGAGGACGCCTGCATCGCCATCACGACGCGCTACAGGCTCGGACAGCGTGCCGTGCGGGCGCAGGAACTGGCAGACCTGCGGGCGCTGTTTGCGGCTTGGTCAGAGGCTACCGAGGGCATGACGCAGGGCGAAAAGTTCCTGGCAGAGCAACGCATTGTCCGCAGGATGGAGTGCGGGCAGATGCGTGTACTGGAACAACTTCCTCAATAACTCCAGATCGTCGGCGTCTCCCGCAGATCGACGTGCAGGAACCTGCCGTTGCCCTTCTGCTGCACGCCGACGCCCCGGAACCCCGCATCTAGCGCCAGGCGCAGCAGCGTGACGGCCTCTGACCCGCTGATGCCGATGTCCGCAGCCAGGCCGGTGCTGTGCATCCCAGGCTGGGCCTTGGAGGCCTCTACAGGGTGCTGTGGGCAGCGATAGCCGCTGGTGATGTGCAGAGGCTTGCCGTACACGCTGCGCAGCGCCTGGAGGCGTTCTAGGAACTCGGGCTTCATCTCGTTGCGGCCGCAGCCGCAGCGGCAGGTGAATTCGTCGCGCTTGAAATTCGGGTAGCGGCTCCATTCAACGCTCATTTCGACGCCACTCCCTTCGACTTCTCGTAGGTCCTGAGGCCGCCGATGCCCAGCATCCCAGACAGCACGACCCACAGCAGATCCGTGTCCAGCACGGGCGGCGCAGGCCAGCCCTTGATCATGCCGGCCCAGGTCAGCAGCGGCTGGCCAATCGTGGCGTAGAACAGGCCCAGGCCACCCACCCAGCCGACGAACGGACGCCACCCGGCCACCCAGATCGTCGGGTGAGCGGCCTCGCGGGCGTTGATCTCCAGTTGCGCGATGACCTGCTTCAGTTCACCCTGCATGGCCATCGACAGAAATTCTGCCTCGGCCTGGCGCTTCTTCTCCGGGTCGGGGATGAAGCGATCCAGCAGGGTTTTGCCCACCTCCAGCAGCGGGCCCATAAACAGCGGGTTCATAGTTTCTCCTATCTTTAATTTAAGTTACCCATCATTAAACAAAAACGATGGTTTATCGTCAATATAAATATCTGCATTTACAAAATTGTATTTTGCTTTTCTTGAGGTATACACAACTTCGCATGGAACATTTGCAATGGATTCATGCGGAAAACGCATTGTTAAAATTATTACTTTGTGCCCTTTTTTGGTGGCCGCACATATAAATGCGTCCCACAATTCCGCATCTGCTGTGTAGGTTCCGTCGTAATCAAGGGCAATCAGTAGTTTCAATTATTTTCCTATATTTTTTTAGGCTCTCGGAATATCGCAATCGGCAGCGTGGTGTAGTCGCCATCCAGCCAGGCCACGCTGATCTGATCTGGCGGCTTTGGCACCCAGCATCCGCTGATGGTGCGTTTGCCGTCAGTGATGACGGCCCACAACGCACGCTCTTGACACGGGCCTGCGACGTTGTGCAATTCAAGGCGGATGTTCTCGTGCGTGGCGATGGCCACGACGTTGGCGTTCGCAGCACCGGCCGCGATCAGAAGGGCCAGTGCCGCGTGTTTCATTCGCTTTCCCTGCCTTGGAAATGCAGTCGCCCCCAGCGATACAGCAGAAAGCCGATCTGAAGTACGAGGTAGAGCAGCGTCGCCCACAGAATCATGTCGTTGACCTGCATACCGGCAATTGTGGCACCCGCTACCGTCACAGGAGGCGCGGCCTTTGTGACTTCCGTCACGATGTCGGACTTCTGTTCAAGGGTGAGGTTCATGGCGCGGTCAGGGCGTTGATGGGTTCGGGGGCGAGGGCGTTTTCTGCCTTGCGGGACAGTTCGCCGATTGTCGGCGCAACTGCTGCGCGCGCCGCAGGAATGACTGCTTGACCGACGCCAGACGTGGAAATGTCGGTCACAAGCCGCAACAGCTTCTGGCGCTCCTTGATTGGCAAGCCGTCCAGCAAGTCAATCATTCCTTGGTTGGACTCGGCCGCCTTGCGGATCATGTCGATGGTTTTCTTGTTGACGCGCTTCTCAACGTCGGCAAGTCGCATGTTTGCAGCAGTGATGGTCGGACTGAACCAGTTGGGAAGCCGCAACTTTGCGCGATTGGCTTCCAAAATTTGCGCCAATTCGCCCCTGCCGCCGGCAGCCTTTTCTGCTGCCAGTTTGTCGGCCTCGACAATTCGCGCAACCTTGTCCAGCGTTGGCATCTCTGCAGTCATCTCTTTAAAGATGCTGTAGCGGCCAGGCCCGAAGATCGCCTCCACCGCGTCAGGGTTGTCGCCGCGCACCAGCCTGACGTAATCCTGCGGGTTGCCCTTGAACATGTCCAGCGCCTGCGCGGCCATCTGCTTGCGCGCAATAACGTCCATGCCTTTGCTGTAGGTGTCAAGATATTGACGCCATCCAGTGCCGCCCGCCTGCTCGATTGCGTTGTCAATGAGCGGGCGAAACTTGTCCACCACTGCCGCAGTGACTTTGGCTGCCGCTTTCGGGTCGTCCTGCTTCAGAACATCCCGCACGCGCTGCGCCACGCCTTCCTTCCGCAGCGTGTACAGATCGTGCGCGTCAATGACGCCACCGTTCCGCTCTGCCAAATTCAGCAAATCGTCTTTCAGCAGCGACATGACTCGCGTCACATCCGTGCTGGCGCGAATGCCTGGCGTATTCAGCGTTGTGTCAATGCGCTGCACCACAGGATTGATGTCCAGCGGCCGCAGTCCATACGCCTCTAGGCTGCCAATCTGTCGATCAATGAAATCCCGCTCCGCTCGACGTTGACGGGAAATGTCGGCAAACAGATTCGACGCCTCCTGCTGCTGGGCTCCAGCCGCCGCTTGCACGCGCGCCG